TCATAAAGTCTCCTGCCTCTACCATACAGCCATAAAATAAAGCATCATAACAAAAGTCAGAGAAATAGTTAGTTTGATTTAAACTAGTCAAAGCAGCTGGTCTAGCGACATATACAAGCTCACCACTATAAGTAGCGCTTGCAGTAGGAGCAACAATAACATTAGTATTTGTTTTCTTAGCATAATACTTTGGTGTTCCTGTGCTGGCACTAACAGGCCAGTAGTCATAAACAAATTCATCTGTTCTTTGCAATAGGTTAATTTTAGTTCCATTATCTTCAATCCGAAGATTTTTTACATAACGTGTTTCTGCTGGCAGTGTAAGAGTGTTCTTACCTGCAGATAATGTAACTGTTGTAGTTGTTACCAAACCAAAATCATCTAAGGCTTTAACTAATCGCTCTTCAACACGATTAACCATCTTAGGAATAGCCGCAACAAATTCATTGCCATCATTCTCTGTGGCATCAATAATGTCGGTAACAAGGTAAGTATAATTAGCCATAATAAATTGTCGTAGAAATAGTATTGACAGCAGAAACAATTACCTTGCCTGCCATGCGAACACCATTATCTGCGAAGTCCTGATAGTTGCTTCCGTTAATTTGAAACTTAATACGACCACCGTTGGTATTACCAAACGGGTCTACAGACGTACCAGTAATAACCACAATCCCTGTCCCTACACATTGTACGCCACGTACACGGGTATCAGTAACGGTTACACTGGTAAGCGAATCTACAAATGTGCCAGTTCCAGAAACAAATGCGCTTCTAATGTTAGTCATTGTTTACTCCTATAAAAATATCAATAGCTATATTATACTAAAAAAGGGGGTGAGATACAAGTCCCACCCCCTTCAAAGGTTAGCTAATAGGTGTTTTAATTAAGCACCTTGGCTTCCGTAGAAACCACGCCAGTCACTGAAACCAAACGCATAACGCTCACGAGCCTTAAAGCGCAGGTTACCAGTGTCGAAGTCAGGCTCCATTTTAGTCTGAAGCGGCGAACGTACGAACATTTTCGCACCATTCGGCACATCAGTCTTAATGAAGTAACCATTCGTGTCCGTGAAACGGCGGTTTACGTAGAAGCCGTTAGGGACAAGACCTTGATTGCGAATGCTGTTAATGTCGTTGACATTGGTAGCAGAGTTAGCAATCGTGGTTGACAAGGTGCTGTTCAGAATCTGGTCAGCAGTAAATGCCAGGTCTGACGGGATGTGCAGGCTTTCGGCCTGTGCGCCAATCAGAATACCACGGTCATCTTTAGTTTTAGAAATAGCAATCAATGCAGTTTCCAAAGCGGCTTCCGAAAGGTCAGAAGCAGCCAAGGCATTGCTTTGGTCGCCATTGCCAATGGTCGGGTGTGCAGCGGAGAAGAAAGCTTGTCCGTCACCACCACCAAAGGCAGAGTTAAAACCGTTGTTGAAAACATCAGCAGCTTTAACTTGTTTCGTGTTCGCCATAGCACGAGCCAAACCTTTGGCACGCAGTTTAGCGAATGTGTCATAGAGGTTATCCTCCATAGCTTCTTCCGTAACGGCGAAGCCAAGTGCAATCGTCTCATGCGTATAGCGTGAGGTGTAGCTTTCTTGGGCATCGTCATATGATACGGCAGCGCCTTCACCTTTTACAGGTGCAGTGCCGAAGCCAGTGAAGAGAACTTCTTCTTCGAATGCACGGTCTGAATTTTCAGTGTCAAACAACGGTGCATGTTCATCAGCAACTTCTCCATACTCAAGACCGAAAACGGCGTTGAGGCCAGGGAGAAGTTCTTTTGCAATACTTGCTCTGTTAATAGCCATTATTATTTATCTCCCTTAGTTACCAGCTGTAGCTGTTGCTGGAGCGTCTACATATACTTGACGGAAGTTAGCAGCTTGTGTATTAAGAACAACTTCAAGTTTCGTATAGGCATCGCCTACTTTGTTGCCAGGTTCATCAACAACACCAACAACACGTAAAGCGCCAACGCCAGCTTTACCAGCTGTGCCAGCAGTAGTTTTAGCAACGAGGGTTGATTTACCAGTAAAGGTAGAACCACCAGCAATTGCGCTAACTTCTACGTTGTTTCCTACGATACCAGCAGCAACTGTGGCATTCGAAGAAATGATGTAAGTTTGACCAGGATTGTCGTTTACCAAGCCAACGATGTCTGAAGCAGACACGCCAGAATAGTAAGGTTTAAATTTTTGTTCCCCGTCTTCTACATAGCGGCAACCTTGGAAAGTACCAATCGGTGCTTCGGTTGTCGTTACGCAGGGTGTTAGTGTACCAGAAGCAATACGTACAGGAGTACCTGTATACATTGCCGTAGCACCTGAAGCAATAGGATATTCGTTCAGGCCGTTACTATTTGGTGCAGCACCACGAACACGGGAAGGCTGAAGTCCAGTGACTTTAGTAGTAGACATATTTTTCTCCTTCAGTGTCTAAGTTGTGTAACCAGACTTCGCCACCCTTTTAATCAAAAGAAGGGGTGCGACCCTTGGTTACATTGGTTTTGCTTTGATTTTGAATCGGCATTCTGCGGTCTGATGAGTTTTCAAGCTGTGCATTAACAGCATCAACCATCTCTGCGGAGGCGTTTTCAAAGTGTCTTTGTCGAGCTTCTGCACGTTTAATTGGCAATTTAGCAAGTGCCAAATCTCCTCGACATACAGTACCCTTATATCGACCTTCATCTTTAATTGCAGATGTGTGCGCTAGTTCAGGTACTTCTTCAAGAGAAACAAACTCCCAGCCTTCGGCCATTCGTTTGCCAACATTTGTATAATCGTCACCACCCTTTAGGGTTGTACGTATCCAACGAAGTTTCATTCCTTGGTCTTCAAACCGTGAGGTTACTGATTCAGGAATATCTAGAAGGTTCGGTTCACGATATTCAAAGTCTTCTTCTACTTCTCTTGTTTCCAGTTCACGACTCTGGGTGCTACGTGTGGTGTTTCGTGCCATAAGTGTATATCCTTTCGCAACTATCGGTTAATGGTAGTATACTCGCCTTGGCCTGCCTTTTCGACTTTTAGCTTTTCGGCTGCATACTGTTCAAGTGATATTCCCCATTTTTCTGCAAGGCGTACATCTTCTTGAGAGAGTTTTACCTTCTTACTTGATGAGGGTGCTGGAGTGTGCGAAGCTCCTGCGACCACTTGAGCAGGGGTTGACGTTTCCTGCGCTACGGGGGTTTCGGCTGCTACTTCTTTGGTAGCTTTTCCAAACTTGTTAGGAAATTGATTTGCCATACGGCGGTCAATTTCTTGATAGTAATCATCGTCAGCTGGGTCAAAGCCTTCTTCCTGAACCTGACTATCTACTTCAAGAGCAACTGCAGTCATTACACGGTCAGTATTAAACCAGTCATTTGCTGCTGCCCAGTCTGTTGCTTTACGTTGTGCGTCTGACACAACTGCAGTTTGGGCTTGTTGTTGTTGCTCCTCAAATGTTTGAGGTTCAAAGGACTCCGCCTGTTGACGAAATTCTGTCAGTCGATAATTATCTTGCTGGGCAGTATTAAGAGATTCTTGTGCCTTTAAGATGTTATCGGCATCGCCGCTTTCTACGGCCTGACGGTAAGCAGAACGAGCAAGCTCTAGCCGTTCCGTCACTTGACGCTCGTTAGATTCAACATTATTATTTAAGAGACTTTTATATTCTTCTTCTCTTTGTTGAAGCTTTGTTTGCATTTCCTTTTGCTGTGACAAAAGATTTTCAATTTCAGCTTCACGTTCTTTTTTCTGTTTTACCAGTTGTCGAATACGTTTCTGTGCGCCAGATGTTTCTACACCCTTAGTTTCTTTTTCTTGCTCTTCTTCAATTGTAGGGGTAGGTTCTTCTTGGGGTGCTTCGGCTTCTACTTTTGCTTCAGGCTCTTGTGGCTCTTCTGCTTTAGTTTCTACTTCTGCTTCGGGGGCTTCCACTTCTGCGGCTTCCTGCCCTTCGATTTCAAATTCCACCTTTTCTTTTTCAGGCGGTGAACCTGCTTCGATGGTAGACCATTCAGTCTCTGCCATATTATTTTCTCCTGTTTAACGTCTGCGGCGAATTAGACGAGTAACGCCGATGTATATTATTATATAGTATGATTGTTTAATTCACAAGAGTCACTGTGAATTTTTTTTAGTTGCTTAGATTAAATGTAGGGTCTAAGTCTTTAGCGTCTTCAACTACCATCTTGATATCGTCATCAAACAATAGCAAAAGATTTATGCCCTTGTAAAAGAATTTGTTTCCTGTATGTTTTCCGTAACACACAAAGTCACCTTCTTTACACCAAGGACCATTGGCAAACTTTTCGTCTTTATAAGCTAGGTCGCCAACTTTTAGAACACGACCAACTGTTGTAAGGTAAGCCATGTCCGATTTGGTTGAGTCAGGCAAAAGGATACCACCCTTAGTTGCTGACTTAACTGATACTGGACGAACAAGGATATGGTATCCAGGAATTTCTGGAAGTGGGTTAGGGTCTGCGATGTCCTCGTCTGTAATCCATTCATCATTTTTCAAAGCATTAGATGCAGCTTGCATATTTACTCCTCTTCGATATATTTATTCAGATAATCTTTAATAAGACCTACGGCCTTTTCTAAACCAGCGATTGTTCCCACCGATTCACAGTATCTAGAATAATCCGAAGCGGCTCCATACGCAAGGGAATTTTTTATAGATTCGATTTCTTTTTGTATATCTTTTACTAACTCTTCGTATAACACTATTTAATACCCTGCTCTTTAATTACATCTTGTAATAGTTTAGCAGAAAGTTTTGCTTCTTCCAAGTCATTATTTTCTTGAGCCTTCAAAAGGTCAGCCAAAACATCCATAGCTTTTAGAACACGCTTAGAGTTTCTGTCTTCTTCTTTTTGATAGGCTTTCATTTGTTCAGACATTCCTTGACCCTGTGCATCGAGAACAATCTTCTGTTCTTTTAAATCAAGGTCACGTTGTTTAAGGGCCGAATCTGCTTGAGACTTAGCAATTTGTGCAGCAGTTTTATTTTGTTCAACCTGAAGTTTTTGAGCCTCAAGCTGTACCATTTGCTGTTCGGGAGTTTGAGGACCGCCCTGTGCCATCATTTGATTTGTTTCTGCAATCTGTTGAGCAGCAATTGCTTGGGCAAATGCTTCTGGGTCAGCCATCTCTGCCAGCTGTGCAGCAGCCTGTGGATTTTCAATAGCTTTGTCCATTAAGCCTTCTACTTGCTCTTGATACTTCATAAGCATGTGTTCAGAAATATTAGCTTGTAATGCTGCCCCAATCTGTGCCATAAACGGATTGCCTTGGTTTCCAGGGTCTTGCAAGAATGACATTTTAAATTGTACATGTGCATCGTGGTTTTGACCAGGAAAAGCTTTAATTGGTTTATTCTCCATAACCTGCATAATATCTGACATTGGGTCAAGGGGAACTGCATCCTTCTTTAAGGGCATAAGTTTATCTACGTCAGGCACATTAGCAGTAGTCAACAGCATTCTGTTGATTGCTTCCATGTCAAACATACCTGGGTCTGATTGCTGTGCAATCTGCTGCACCATTTGAATAAGCATCATGCGCTGTGCATTAGACGGAATGTTCGGGTCAGATACTGGAATAATATCTACACGACCATCAAAGTCTAACTTAAATACTTTCTCGCTTATACCTGGAAGGTCGTAGGGATATTCGCCAGGCAATGACTCGTGATTAACACGTGCCAATACCTTGAACTCATCACCCTGCGCTTTGTGCAGTCTCTTGTGAATAGCAGTGAAGAACTTACTTGAAGCCTCAAGCAATGCCATCGTTGTACCAACTGGACCATAGCCACCGCTGTCTGAAATAACCTGCTCTGTACTGTCAGCAAACTTCTGACCAGAAGCAGTTACAAAGTTCAGCATGTTGAACAAAGTCTGCGAAGGTTCTTTAAATGGTAGAGGAATAATAGACTTGGACAAGTCCATGCCTGTAGCTTCTACTTCCTTAAACTCACCTGGCGCAATCGGGTCATTATCCCCGACCATCCTAACTCCTTTAGCTTTAAAGCCGCCTGGTAGATTAGCGAACTGACCAGCATCAAGAAGGCTACGCATTGCAGCAGTAGCAGACATAGTAAGGTTGCCAAGAAAATGAATAAGACCCAGCCCATAAAAACCGAAACCAGGAACATATCGGTAATGTGTGAAGTGCATCTTTTTAACATACTTGTCATCTCCCTCTGCCCAGTTACGGCGAATCGAAAGAACCTGACCTGACTGTTGCTCTACAGTTACAATGTATGGGCAAGCAGTCTTGCCTTTGTGCATCTTGTCTTCTTCAAGTTCTAGATAGCAGTGCTGTTCCAGCAACACATACTGTGGGTCATTGTCCCCTGCGGGTGACAGTCCCAAAACTGTATCCATTTTCTCTGCCATGCCTGACAAGCTAGGAACACCTGCATCAGGAAGTTCCATGTCGGCATACATGCCTGCTTCTATTTGTCGAGATAAATCGACAGGGCTACGGTATATAACGTGAGTATAACGGTCTGCTCTGCGAAGGTCAGTCGCATAGTAAGAAACATAAAACTGGTCAATAGGCACAAACTCGCTAACAGGACGGTCAAGACTGGAATCATAATAAATCTTCTTAACTGCAGAACCAATCAGCGGTAGGTGAAATAACATACGCTCAAACTCATCGAAGTATTCAGGCATCTGGGTAGTTACCTGATAGTTCATAAAGTTCTGTACACGATTGGCTTGCTGTTGCCTTTCAAGTGTAGCTTCGCCAAGAACCTGTGCTTTGACTGGTCCTTTGGCTGGGAATAATTCTTGTGAAGCCTTAGACTGAAACTTAACTGCTGACTCAATCAACAGCGGGTGGACAGCAGTAGCTGCACCCTCAAAGGGTTCACTCGTATCTTCTAGCTTCAGACCAAGCAGGTCAAAGCCACGTTCAAACATTGACTCCCATTCTGAACGGGAATCCTTGTCTGCCTCAAACTTATCAAGTACTGTGTTGCCAATCTCTTCAAGCATATCGTCATCCAAGATTTCTACAAGGTTTTCATAGAACCCTGCATTCATGTTGACTTCTACTTCGATTGACTCTGCCGACCCCTCAAGGTCTACTGTAATCTCGCCTGTCTCTGGGTCTACCTCAAAGGTAGCCTCTGCTTCAGAAGGCTGCTGCATTTCCATGCGGATAACATTCTCACCCTCTGGGCGCTGCTCATAAGGATTTCGCTCTGTTGCCATTTATATACCTATCAAAATAATTGTGGTTGCCAGTATCAGTAGAACTAACAATGTTTTGGTTCTCCCGTCCATAGGGCATATTATACCATTAAGTTCTCCAGTATCCAACCCTCTTTGTTCGTCTTGGATTATAGTCATCTTCCCAGCTGGGGTCTTCATTGTGTGACACATGCCAGCTATCCCGCATATAGTGTATAGCCATAGTCATGGCATCTACTTGGTCATCGTGTGCGCCGTTGGGGAATGCAAGGCATTCATCGTATAAATCTTTAGCCCACTCCTTCCCTTTAGGTATGTACACACGACCCGACTCCATAAGAGGCGTAGCGGCATAGACACGTGAAACCTTGTCTCTGTCTGGAAGATAGTCCAGAACTGGTAGCCCTGCGAGGCGCATATCCTGAAGCAACGATTGACCAGAAGCTTTCTTCTCAATGATACACACATCTGGTTTGTGTTTTTGGTACAGATGTTGTGCCGTACGGCGAAGGTCAGGGTACTCAAACCTTTCCTTGACATTCCCAAGAAGGATAAGGTTCGGTACAACGTACTCTCCACCATACTCGTCACGCTCCGCTTGGTGAAAGATGCCCCAGGTTTGGATGACACTATAGTCTGCTGTTTTTCTAGTAGAGAAGGCCGTGTCATACGTTTGAATGATAAACTCACAGTGCGGCGGGTCTTCGTATTCCCACCACTGAAACCAGTTCTTCTTGATAATCCCACCTTCGTCTGGCGATGGGTTCTGCATGTATAGCGCATCCCAGTATCTACTCCCGTTACTTGCTCGTATCTCTTGCTCATCCAACTGCAATACTGAATCTGGTTTCCATTCTGGGAAATAAGAAGAACCCTCTGGCAATCCCAGCAGTTCGGCTGCAGTTTCGTCTAGCCATGCAGGAATACTAATTACTTCCCACGGCTCTGTGCTAAACTCTGACTCCTGCTTGAGCAGCCAGCCGCACAGGTCATCAAAGTGATAGCGTGTGTTAATAATAATAATGCTACCATTCGGCATCAGGCGAGTACGCAGACCAGAAGGCCACCACTCCTTGATATATCTACGGCCTGCATCACTGAAGCTGTCTTCTTCTGACATAACGTCATCCAGTAGAGCCAAGTGCGCACCACGACCAGCAATCTGTGACCGCACACCCGCAGCATAGTACGAGCCATTGTGGTTTGTCTTCCACTTGCCAGCTGCCTTAACGTCTGACCGAAGGGCTACACCCTTGAACACACGCTGAAAGTCTTCCGTGTTTACAA